TCTATATCCTTCATTTTAATTTGCTCCATGTCCTCACTTGTAATATCACGCACATTACCATCGTTACAAATCTCACCAACTTCTTTTAATACTATTTTCTTGGCCATTAAGATTGAACATTGGCTTTTTAAATTATCATAGTTTTCACCGTTCAATGCCTTGCTATTATTTACGAAACCGTTTATCTTTGGCTTAGTGAAATCTATTAAACCGCCACCCACGCCGTCCTCATCTGCTATCACATTACTAGAACTTATACCGTCCTTTCTTTGTAGTTCGTATAGTTTTTCTAATACTACATCTAAACCACTTTTAGCAATCTCAAATCTATCAATGACAAGCCAACCGTGCCATACTCTAAAAACCGTTTTATCTTTACCCATACGAGCAACGTCAATAGTCATGTATTTCTGTCCTTCACGCTTAATATGAATAGGGTTAAAATAATCTATAATACTATCTTGGTCTATAAGCGTGCTAGGGTCATCATCGTACTCCCAATTACCGTAATACAATCTTTGCTTACTGTTCTTATCTAACTGCAATAACGATTTTAAGTAAGACGGGTGCAAGTGTGGGTTGTCCTTTGGGAGGGCTTGTATGAACTTTCTATAAGGTAGTAAGGTATTATTCTTATCAGGCGAATAAAACTCCTTATACGTCCAATTCTTTGCAGGGTTACACGTGCCTAAAAGTTTAGGTATTAAGTCGTATTCGTTTAGCTTGTATCTAATCCTTGACTTAACAATCTGCCATGCTTTATATACAACTTGATTACACTCATCAATGAAAGCTCCTGAAATCTCTAGTGAACCTAAACTATCATAGTTCGGGTCTGAAGGGTATAGGAATAAATCTTTGAGTATTATCTCGCTCCCGTTATTAAAGTAGATAATATTAGATTGAGCGTTATAGTTATATTCAGCTCCGATATTCAAGGCAGCGGACAACTCAAAGAAAGTGTTTAGTGTAGTTTCTTTTAATGTTTTCAGTTTTGCCCTTCCCATTAACCATCTTGTACCTTCATATTTTTGGCACATAGATATAAGCCAAAGGCAACCGAAAGCGGATTTACCACCACCTGCATTTTCTCCCCCTCCTACTTAATTCAAAGGGGGATAGTAGGCAGCCCCACCGTAGAGCACTTCTTCAGTGGAGCTGTCGTTTAAATAATAAGTAGCGTGTTCTTGCTTAGTTAGTAATTGCATATATGATTCCAACTTTTACCTGTAACAATATCTTTTATACAATGTTCTGAAACATTATATTTTTGAGCTAAAATTTTTCTAGTAATTTTCCTAGGTAAAAAAGATTTTTTAATTTCTAATACATCAGCTTCAGTCAATTTACTCATACCGTTTAATTCTCCTTTTTTAGGATTTATATTTACTGAACTTTCAGGAGTAGTAAAAACAAACAATCCATTATCAATAGCGTGTTTAATATTTTCTTTTGCTGTACACCATTCTAAATTTCCGCTTCGATTGTTTAATTTATTACCATCAATATGATTTACTTGTGGTTTATTATCTGGGTTTGGTTGCCATCTTTGACAAACTAATCTATGAATTTTTTTAGTTACTAATTTACCATCAATCATTAAACCAACCCTAGCGTAACCTTTTTTATCTACAGCAAATTTTAAAGGTTTATTATTTTTTGAAAATATAACCCCATGAAAATCTATTTTATATCCTGCATTTAGTACATCTTGAATATTATCCATATCTCAATCTTTTTTAGGTAATGTTTGAAACCACTCATCCATCTCTTCACGTAACTTACCACTACAAACGTAATCATCTAGAAATTTGTGCGGGTCTGTACCACTCACATCTACATCTAATTTTAACCCGTTGTATTCACATTCACTTTTTACCCTAAATGTAATTACACTTCCTTTAGTCTTCAATATTTTGTACTTCATCTGTATTTGGATTAATGCCTATTCCTAAACTAATAATATTCTGTATCTTTTCGCCTTGTGTAGTAATGTCGGTTTGTTGCTTAGGTAAACTAAAGAAGTATTTAAACCACAATTCAACAGCCCACTTCTCACCACATTTCATAGCGTAATCTAACTGTTGTAATGCTTCAGGTAAGAATGGTTTTAAGTTTTCATAAGCATCTTGCAACTCGCTTTTAGTCATCAATCTTTTGTCATCAGGCTTAGTAGCTTTTGTGCTATGACCTCCATTATCTTTTCGCTTATCCAAAATTAATATAAATTAATTAATTAATTTTCATACTTCTTTATATTCAGCGTGTAACAATCTCAAATCCTTAAGAATATCCCTCCAACAGTCGCCACAACTTGTAGCCATCTGTTTATCATTAAATACACGGTTATAAATCTTAAGTAGATAACCTTGCTCAGCAGGTGAAACTTGGTTTTTAAACGTCTTAAAAAAGTCTGTAAGAAATTCATGTTCTGATTCGATTAAACATTCTATTTTTTTGTACTTCCATAACTTGTTAAGTTTCTCTTTTCGCTCCTCACATCCGCAGTCTTCACCTGCAATAAAATGAAATATCTTATCTACTCCCGTAGCGTGTAGTATTTTCTCTACGGTATCTCCTAATCCTTTACTTACTCTTTTTTTTGCCATAATTGTTTTATATTAGTTCGTAATCTTTATTTATTAAATCCTGATAATCTTCACCTACATTTTGCCTTAACCTACGATAGCAATTCTCTAACGTCCTTTGTATGCTTCTCAAAGTTATTCCACTACCTTTTGAAATATCCCGCATTGAAACTGAATCGTTCATATAAATTGAGAATAGTAGTTGGTCGTACATATTCCACTTGCCTACTTCTTTGTTAATCTTTACGTTGAAATTAGAACGCGCTTTAACCTCATCTAAGGTACAATTTTCATCTATTTGTATATCATAGTTGCTTAGTGAAATCGTTAAGTTGTCCTGTTTAAATTGTTGAAACTGTAAATTTCGTAAAGTAATCCAAACGTAAGACTTTGATAGCACACCGTTTTTAAATAGCTTTTCGTAAGATGACAATTTGTTTAGTCTTAAATACATATCCTGCACTACGTCCTCGCAAGTATCGGAACTAACCCCAAATGACCGCACAATCTTACACCACTCGGAATGATATTTTGATAGCTCTATCATTAATTTATTACTCATCAATTCAAATAATATGTAAAAGTCATAGCAAATATAATATTTTTTTGCCTAACACAATGATAATTAAAATATAAATTCAATATTTTGGTTTCAAATATATCCATTATTCTCAAAAAAGTGTGGTTAAGCGTGCGACCTGCCCGAACTCCTTGTGAAATATAAATCCTTCAATTGCTAAAGGTGAATGTTGATAACCGCTTTTATGATGCCAACTATCAGCAGGGCTTGGCGAACGTAATGACTCTATTTGTACGCTCATAATATCACGGCTGGTCTTGTGGTGGACATGGTGAGTAAACCAGTATCTATGTCTACAATCGTGCCAATAATTTGAAGCTTCGTGACACATTAGTAATGGTAAATCGTTTTGCTTTGCTCCGTCTCCGTGAGTAGTTCCTATAAGGTTTTTACCGTAGGTTGTATACTTTCTATGTGCTGGTGAACGATTAAATTCTATATTTTCATGCGTGTTATACCATGAATAAAGTGAATCCATTAAAAAGAAACCGCTCATCTCGTCATGATTAGATACGTTATAAATTACTTCTAGGTCTGCAATTTGTACTAAGGTTTCTATAATGTCAATGTATAATTGTTTAGCCATTATGAACGCGTCGAACCATTTTAAGTGCGTGTCCTGTTGCGTGCCTTTTGTCGTTTGTCCTTTGGTGTTATCGGTGTTTAAAACATCGTTACCAACTATTAAAATAATCTTATCAATGTTGAAATATTTACTTTTCTTAAGTATTGAATTAACTCCATCTTTTACCCTTTGAACTGCAATTTGTGAGTTATATTCCTCACCCGTTTCAAATGCAGAACAAAGTTTATTTATATGAATGTCGGCAGGGTCGATAAGTAAACAGTGCGAGTCCTCGATGAGTTCCGACCGCTCAATCTTAATATGGTTAGGTCTAATATTCTCAACTGTATCAATAAAGTCTTGTTTAAATTCGTTATAGTTAAAGGAGTCGTTTTCGACCCCCTTTACATTGATTGAATAATGTTCACCTTTATACCAATAGTGCTTTACTTTATCTATATCTATTCCTACGGCTTCACACTCCTGATTTATACCATTATTTAACCTACGATTTATTAGCTTTCCTACGCTCCTTCTATGGTTATGGTCAAATTCAATTCCTTGCTCTTCACATATTGTTCTCGCTACATTTGTTTTCCCTATTCCAGAGTTAAACAGCTCCATTATTCGTTCTATATTTTCAACCATACGCTAAAGGTAAACAAGTTTTTTAAATAGCTACAATAATGATATGTTAAATTCTGATAAATACGATTGTATGCTATCCCTTAATTCCTGTGCTAGTTCTATTTCCTGCTCTGTAGCTTCTATATTCTTATATACCCCGTGTTTAGTTATACTTCTTAAATCGTTGTCTAATTGGTGAAGTATTACACTATACTTATAACCATTTAAGGCCATGTTAATGTCGTCTTGCTCTTCTAATAAATCGAACTCAAATGTTACTTTGCCCATCTTTTAAATCTTTAATTGTGTAAACCCCTTGATGGCTGTTATTCATTGCTATCACTTTAGTTTTATCTTTTAATAATTCCGCTAAAGGGTTAGTAAATTCTATTTGTCCGTTCCATCTCCTTGCTATTGGTATAACTTCACCCGTGCTTGGTATCTTTACTCCGAATTTTGTACTCATCTTATTTATATTTTCTAATTAACTCAAAGGTGTATTTAATGTCATGCCAATTAATATGATAAGTATCATAATTAAACGAAGGATACCACGCAATACAATG